CTGAGTGTGGAATCCAATCAGGTTTGTTTCGCCGGAAACGGTATACACCAGACCAGCTCTCGCAAAGTCAGATTCGTTCGGGTCAACATAGTACAGGACGATGTTCTCAACAGGAGTTGCAATAACCTGTCCTCTCGGGATTTCGCTGTCAGACAGTAAGAAGATTGTATTAAATCCCATAAAGTCTTTCATGTACTGGAATCCGAACTGATTCTGAATAGTAATCTCAGCCGCGCCGAGATATTCATATACATCCAGAATATTCACAAATCCAACGGCGCCAGTCACATTTCTGTGCATCTGTTTAAATTTGTTCTCTATGCGACCCTTAGCCATTGCCAGAGCCATCTGGAATGTTGTTTCTGTGGAAGTAAGCGTACCGGTTTTCAGATAGTCGTAAAATCTTCCGGTAACATCAGTCTGAAGCTGGAAGAGGAATTCATCATCGGTCATCTGAACAGCGTTCTCGTAACCGTGATCCTTGATTGCTTCGATAGATACAGCCTTTGCGTATTTCTCAATAGTCATTTCTGCATAGGGTTTTTCTTTTACAACGAATTTGCTGTAAGGGATTTCCTCACCTTCACCAACATTTCCGTTCTGTAATGTACCCTCTGCATATTTTGATTTAAGAACCGCTCCGGGCGTCTTTTTGATTGGACGCATGATGCCAAGGATTTCACGTAAGTGTTCCCAGTTTCTTTCGAATCTGGTAACGAAGTCAATCTCACGTGCCGTTACCTGAATATCATTTGTCATAATAAGATTAGCTTTTGCTGCCATAAAAAAATCCTTTCTACCCATAATTGTTAAGGTATTGGGTTAGCGGCTATACTCTGATGTATAGTCGGTGTAAAAAAAAAATCACTGGAATAACTGGATATTCTGGGCAATTGCAGCCTGTCTTTCGGACGGGTCTTTAATTGCTTCGATATCTTTCTTTGTCATGCTTCCCGGTGTCTGCTGCTGTCTAACATGAGTGGTAAATCTTGCCTGATTCTGCTGAGCTTGCTGCTGAGATTCATCTACAAAAGCGGATGCGTCAGACTGCTTCATCTGTTCAATCAGGTCATTCAGTCCGAGAATTTTGCCGTCTTTCAGTTTGAGGCCTGCTTCTTTAATGTCTGCCATAACAGACTTCTTTGCCGCTTCACTTGAAAATTTAACATCATCGAGTGCCGCTTTGAGTGCATCTGAAAAATCACGGTCGTAGATTTTTGCATTAAACTCTTTTTCTGCATCCTCGGCTTTTTTCTTCCATTCAGCAAGCTCTGTCTGAATGTTCGCCGGATCGATACCGTCAAACCCTTTTAAAGTTTCTTCTGCCGTCTCAGCACGTTCTTTCCAGTCATCACGTTCACCCTCGACTTTCGACAGAGTTTTCGCTACTTCTTTTGCGTTCTTATAATGCTCAGATAGTGCTTTCTTCACATCTGCCTGCTTATCTTCCGGGATTTCAATTCCAAATGTTTTAAGTGTGTCAATAAGTTTCTGCATAACATCCTCCTGGTCGTGTTTATTGACCTGCCGCCGCAGGTATTGGATTAAGCCAGTTAGACCACTGGCAGGGTAATGAAATAGGCGGAATCGAACCGCCGACACGCACCCTATGCGGATGTTGCTCTACCAACTGCGCTATATTTCACTGCACTTTTCGAACTGTCCAGCAGTTAACAGGATAAGCGTTAACCTTTACCCATGGGATAATTTACCCGAACCATAGACCGCCTGCAAACAGACAGCATAATTCTGAGCAAATAAGCGGAACGCCCGGAATCGAACCGGAACCAGGGCGCGACCCTGTCAGTCTACCATTAACGTACATTCCACATAACCCGGATTCCCGGGTTAGCAAGGTATTTAACGTGTTATGCCTACCACGAGTTGTCTCGGATATTTATTTCTTTTTTAAAAGAAAAGTATGAATAACAAAAACCTTAATCAAGGAGGTGAGCCATCTTGCGTGCCAGATGGTAAATACGCACGGCAGGATTCGAACCTGTTTAACTTTCCATTAAAGCGTGCGCACCAGCTACAAAAATTAAAGAAAGGAGGATTAAAACGAAAATGTCAAAAACAACCGTTTTACTTGTGCTTCCTGCTGCACAATTACATTATAACAGATTTCTTTTAACTACCTCTCTACCACTTTTGCGTTTTTAGAGCATATCACGAAGTTTTTCCACGTATCTCTTGACAAGATCGCGTTCCTCCCGGCACTCTGCATCCTTGGACATATCACTCATTTCTGTAGTGAGTTCGTCCAGATGTTCTTCCAGAGCGGCAAGCATCTTCCTTTTACAGTCTTCAGACTTGCCGGAACGATAGCTCTGTTTCTGTGTCATGTAGTCATCGTAAGCGTCTCGCCCATCAGAGCGGCTGTAATGTCCTCTGACATAATGCTCACCACGTCTGGCATAAGAACTGCCCCGGTCGTAATCCGGCATCATTCTGCCATCATTTGCGCTGTATCTCCCCATGCTATCACGTTTTCTTCCGCGCTCGCTGTAATCGTCATTGTATCCGCCACGCATCTCATCAAGGACAGTGTTATAATACTCCACCTTTTTGTCCCAGTACTGAGTGTTCTTTATATCTTTGTACATATCAATCAGTTTGTATGTCATTTCCAGATTTCCAGTGGTCAGTCCATTATCAGCGATTTTGGAAAGTTCATCTTCGATTCTTGCGCATAAGTCTTTAATATCTCTCATAATCACACCTCCTACGCTTCTCTGGTTACGACAATATTCGCGTTCGCAACAGAAACAGCCTGATCGCTTATATTCTCTATTGCGATATTAACGCAACATCCGCGAGGTACATCAATATAGATACCAGATGACACATTGTTATACTGGTCTACTGCTGCCGGTGTGGAAATCATCTGAGAAGAAAGAACCGGCTCGCCAGAGATTGCAATAGCCAGAGAAATAGCTCCGACAGTGCCGCCTGTTGGAATTGCGATATTACCAGAAAAATCCACGAAGAATCTCGCTTTGCACTGGTTAGTCAGTCCTCTCAGGGTAATGATTCCGCTTCCCTCTCTGTGCTGAATACAGTTAGAGCCTTTAACTGCCACGTTTGAAAATACTACGTTTCCATTTGCTGCTACAGTCTGAGCAGCTACATTTGTAAATTCTGCCATAAAAATACTCCTTTCATATCACAAAAGGGCAGGTCTCAGCCTGCCCCTCTGTGTAATACGGCATAAGCCGACATCCGAAATCAATCGAAAGATACTCTCAATATGAAGTTATCAGCAATTACATCCGGTGTTGCATCCGCATCCGTAATATGTGTTCGGGTTAGGAACCTGATATGCCGGAATCGGTGCCGGATTAATCGCATTAATAAGCTGCTGTGTCTGTGAAGCCATTGCAGTTGTGAGAAGTGCGCTCTGGCGGTCCTGAGAAGCAGCACGTCTGAGATCATTGTTTTCAGCCTGTAAGTTGGAAATCTTCTCGTTGCACAGATAATCAAGAATTGCTCTTGTTCCGGCGTTCTGACTGTCAATAATGTCTCTTGTGTTACTGTTCATGGTGTTCTGCAATGCACAGGTATTCTGTGCCATATTGTAGTTTACGCCCTGGATTGCTTCCCTTGTTTCACAGCAGCAGTTTGCAAGCTGTGCCTGGAGCGCATTGGTATTCTGCATATTCGCTACAGTATCGGCATTAATAGCCTGCTGGATGCCAAAGCCGGTCTGCATGATGTTTGTGTTGATTCCATTAAATCCGGTAAGCATACCGTTATTCATGGCATAGAAGCCATCACACAGGCCGCTATTGATTCCGTCAAGTTTGCTGATTACTGCGGAATTGTCAAATCCTCTCTGAATATCCGCCTGAGTAGCTGCCGTGGCTGCATATCCGCCGCCATTGCCGTTATTGCCCCATCCGTTGTTTCCCCATCCGAAGAAAGCAAAAATGAATAAAACAATAATCCACCAGCTACCATCTCCGCCAAACATGCCGTCATTATTTCTACCATTTCCAGTAGCAGCGGCAATATCTGCTAAACTATAATTTCCATCCATAATATAATCTCCTTTTTGTGTATTTACATCAATCTGGCCAGATTGCAATGTACTATTTCATTCTTTTCAACATATGTTGGAATTGTCCTGCCATCTGTTGGACCTGATTAAGTTGCTGCTGAGAAATCCGTCCAGACTGTAGCATCTTCTCAACTTCTGCTTTCGGGTCCCCCTTAAAATTCTGCCTAAACTGCATAAACTGCTGTATCATCTGCATTGGTCCATTTCCCTGCGGCATCCCACCGCCAAGTGCGTTAAATAATGGATTACTCATCTGCATTTCCTCCCTTGGTCGCTGATTCCTGTACGGTATTAGCCCTAACAGGTTCAGAAAATGAATTTAATCGACTTGCTATAGCGTCGCATTTGGCTTTTAAATCATCGTATTCCTGTCGAGTAACATATTTGTCCATGTTCTGAACAGGCTGCTTAGGCGGCATCTGAGAGCCTATCTCGTGGTATTCAAATGTCCGCAGTGGCTGTGGCATACCGGATACATCTGTGGATTTTATGTAGAACTTTTCACTTTCGCTGTCCATCAGCAAAACACTTGTTCCGGGTGCTACCAGATAGGATTTTGCACCGACTTCACCAGATACCCACAGGATGCCATTGTTATTCTGTTGTGGTTGCTGTACTGGTTGGGTTGGCATCTGGACAGGCTGTTGCTGGAACTGGTTCATCTGTCCCGGAACGCCAAAACTATATTGATAAGGATTGTTATATAATGCCATCTTATGCACCGCCTTTCTGATTATATTTTTGCATAGATGTATCAATCTAAAAAGTTCAAAAAAGTATCGAAAAAGTATTGACATACCACCAATTTGGTGGTATTATATAATCATCAAAGGAACGGAGGAAACAGAAATGAAGAAATACAACTTA